CGAACCATCGCATCGGTCAGCCGCTCGCCTTGGCCTGGCGGCGATGCATCAACACGATGGCGGCCCTCTTGCGGAATATCTCCATCGCAACGGCCGGAGCTTCATTGCCGGACTGCTCAAGCGCGAAGTCCCAGGCGATATCCATAAGCGCGGCTTTGGACAGGCCCTCGATCTCGCTCTGGAACTCGAACGGCACGAAAACCGGCGATTGGTTTTTGAGGTGCATGGCTAGGCGCTCGCCTTGGTGCGCTCGCCGAAATAGTGGTCTTCCCACTTTCGGTCGTTCGCACCAGCCTTGTGGCCATTGGCGTAGTCGTGATTGGCGAAAGGCCGGTCGAAGGGGTGCTCGCTCTTAAGAGCGTCCGTGGCCGGCTTCTGCCCATAGCCGTCGTAGTAGCCACGACGGTAAGAGCTGGAAACTCGATTCAGTGTTTGGGGTGACAGCACCTTCGTCCCTCCATCTTTCGGCCTTCACGCCGTCCCGGCGAGTCGCCGGGGTGATGGATAAGAGTAGGCCAAGCCTACCTAGGTAGTCAAGCAGTATAGTAGGTGTGACCTACATTTTTTCTGGAGCCGCCTGTGCGCCCGTGCTACATCAAGGGCATGGAAGCTCCGGGATGCGAGGACGGAAAATGGCAGAGAAGGGAATTGGTCGGCTCGTCGTGCTCGAAGAGATCGACGGTGCCAAATTGATCTACCGAGTCCCCCAACGGGGGGAAGTCACGGCCGTCTTTGATGGACTGGTTGCCTTAGAACGCCGCCTGTCCTGGAAGGCCGATGATATCGACGGGCGCGTGCGGTTGCGATTCCCTCCGGCGCATACCGTTCAGGCGTTAGTTTACAAGGAATCAGGGGAGCCCGCCCCCTTCACCGGAGATTGGTGAAGTCTCTCAAGGCCTCTGCGACGTGAACGCGCAGCGAGTTTTCGAGACCTCCAGTCGTAAGTATCTCGATGATTTGGCGGATCATTGGGGCTGTCTCAACACCGGTACCGAAGTCCCGAATGAGCTTGATTGCCTGAAGCGCAGCAATACAGCGGTCAAAGTCATCGTTCATGTCCGTCATGTCAGTCCTCCCTCTCGTTGGTCCGCATCACCCGTCTCCCCGCACGACCAGCCGCCTAGCCTGCCAGCACGATCTTGTGGACAGAAATTACCTCGCTCTTCGGAAACTCGATGTCCCGAGGCGGGTTGAATTGCCTAAGTTTCAAGCGGCGATCGTCAAACAAGACAAATTCTTTGACGTAGCCAGTTGGCGCGTCGTTGGTCTCGCTATCATCTTCCAGGGGATGCGCCTTGAGTTGAACAACGACGAAATCCCCGCGCCGCACCGGCATGTGAGGATGCACATAGACGGTCTCGCCAGCGCGGTAGCGCGGCTCCATCGAATCACCGACTACAAACACCGCATAGGCGTTGCGAATCCCTAGCAGGGCAGGGGGCGCCAGAAGGTCGGCGATCTTGTTGCCGTTCAGGACAAACCGGCCATCCTCACCGCCAATGGCCTGGCCGTAAACAGGGATCTTCTCGGCAGAGAGATCATACTCGACTTTCCCGCCGATACGGGCATTCGAGCGCGGCCGCTCGGGCGGCGCGACCGGATCCGGCCCGTTCGCATGAAGTAGGTACTCGACGGTCGTATTGAGGAAATCCGCCAGCGGCTTTAGGCGCTCGCGCTCAGGGCCGGAAGCGCGCGGCCCCTCCCATTGGGTGACGCTCACCCGATCAATACCAAGGTGCTCGGCAACTTCGCGCTGGGTCTTTCCAGCCGCTACCCGCGCTGCACGTATCCGATCGCCGATTGCCGCCATGTCCGGGATGGTAGGCAAAGCCTGCGGAGTTTTCACCTACATCATGGCTTGACAGCGTAGGTAGGCCACGCCTACGCTGTCAACTATGGAGTCGCTACTCGAACGCTGCGCTGAGGCGGCAGGTGGAATCGCGAAGCTGGCCTCGTCTCTCGGGGTCAAGCATCAGTCCTTCTATTCATGGAAACGCATCCCGGCCGAGCGGGTGCTTGACCTTGAGCGCATCACCGGCATCTCGCGCCACGAGCTGCGACCGGACCTCTACCCGCCCAGCGAGGACGCATGACTCTGCTCTGCTCCTCCTGCCACCAGCCTCACTTCCGCGTCGGGCAGAGATACTGCCCGAAGTGCCATGCAGACTATCAGAAGCGCTGGCGTGAAAACCGCAGAAAATCGGTTTCCCGTGAAGCAAATGAAACACGGCTGACACTCCACGACATCGCGCTTCGCTACTCGAATCCCGCGTCCAATCGCGGTCAACCTCTTGCGGTCGTGAATGACGCAAGGATGCCCTCCTCTGGGCGTTCCTCCCTGGACTTGAGCGGCACGAGCGCGAGCCACGGCCGCTCCCTTTCATCCCTGGGAGGGGCGATATGAGCGTTGCTCTAGCAGCCGTCGATCGCCCCGGACTACCAGCCATGATCCGGCTGGCAGCCGCCGCCCTGGCATCCGCCAACTCCGCCGCGGAGATACTTGAGGCCCGCGAGATCGCATCGGTCGCATACGACGTGGCCAAGCGCGCCGCGCGCCTGGCTAAGGCCAAAGGTGCTCTGGACGAAGTGGTCGCAAAGGTCCACCGCGCGCAAGCCGACGCGCTTGAAATCGAAGCGGCGGCCAAGTGCAGGATTGCAGACGAATACGACGCGGCGCAGGAGCGGGGTGAAGTGCAGACTGCCGGAGGTGACCGAGTGAGCAATGTTCCCAAACAGAACAATGCTCCAACAACTTCTGACCTTGGCATTTCTCGCAAGGACATCCACGAGGCTCGCGAAATCCGCGACGCCGAGAAGGCCGAGCCTGGCATCGTCCGGAAGGCGCTGGACGATGCGCTCGAAGCTGGCCAGGAGCCTACGCGAGCGAAGGTCAAGCGCGCCACCAAACGCAAGGACGCCCCGCAATCGACCAAGAGGCGGCCTGAGCCGAAACCGAATCCGCCCGTCCGTCATGGCCGCGGTGCGCCGGCGATCTGTGCGGCCGTCCGCGAAGCCCTGATGGCCCTTTCTGGGCTGCCTCCCGCGTCAGAAGTAGTCGGCTTCTTCCGTGGGACCGATGGCGCGGTAACTGTCGACGATCACGTTTCGTCTGCCGCCAGATGGCTGGCTGAATTTTCCGACCTTTGGAGGGATGGCGCTGATGCTGAATCTCATGACTAAGCCAAATCACGCTTTGCGGCATGACGTGGCCACCGGGGAGGGGACGGACGAAGAGGGCGAGCTTGCCCTCGACACGCGCGTTCCGCGACTTGTTCGCATCCTTAACGGTGCGTTGGATGAAGACCCGGAATCCCCTTCGGCCATTGTCCTCAACGGTCGTCTTGACCCGGCCACGCTGCGCTTCCTCAAGGTCGACAGCAGCTACCAGAGGCCCTTGGGGAATCGCGCCGATATCTGGGAAGCCCTCAAGGGCGGGGCGATTGTTCCCAACATCGACGTTGGTGTGCGTGGCCAGGATTTCATAAGCGACGGTGACGATTTCGTCATTCGGTCGCCGGCCTTCATTATCGATGGATGGCAGCGCGTCGGTACGGCACTCCGAATCCTGGAGCAGATTCCAAACCATCCCCTTCGCATATTTGCGACCGTGCATTTCGGCACAACCGACCTCTGGGAGCGCCATCGGTTTACTGAGCTGAACAAGAACATCAGAAAGGTATCGCCCAACCTCCATCTCCGAAATATGCGGGATGGCAACGAGGCAATCCTTACGCTCTACGGGCTGTCCAATAACACCCGCGAATTCGCTTTGTTCAAGAAGGTTTCTTGGTCTCAAAGTAAAGCGCGCGGCGATCTGATTTCCGCGACCGTCCTCGTTAAGACGGCGATGCGACTGCATGCCCATCACACTACGATCAACGGATCTGGAGTCGGGGGTCTCGCCGAAGCCTTGAGCCGCGTTATTCTCAAGGTTTCTCTCAAAACATTCAGGGAGAACGTCGCCGCATTCTTCGAAATTGTCGATCAATGCTGGGGTCTTCGAACGATCGAGTTTTCGCGTAGCGCTTCTCAGGTCGGGACGACATTTCTGTATCAGTTGGCCCGGGTGTTTTCGAACCACGTCGATTTTTGGGATGTGGGTGAGAAAGTCTTTTTCGTCAGCGCGGAGACCCGCCGCAAGCTGGCAAAATTCCCAATCAACGATCCCCACGTGAAGAACCTCGCCGGCAGCGGCGGCGCCGCGGCAAACATCCTCTACGAGATGCTTTGCTCGCACATGGACAGCGGTAAGCGCACCGGACACATGAGGGCGCGACCCGCTGACGGGCGCGGCCGTCCAACCAAATCCGGCACCTGAAGGGCTAGTCTTCATGGCGGCAACATTGTTCGCAGTGGCGAGAAAGGCAAATCCGGTCACCGAAGAGTTGACGTGTTCGAATACGTCATCTCTTCGGCCGTTCGCGGCAATCATCCGAAAAGCCCGGTCTCTCTGGCGTTCCAAGGTAGCGGCTGAACTCGCAGTCTGCGCTGGAGTGTCCGTGCGCTCCGCCGAGAACTGGCTAGCCGGCGATCGCTCGATCAGCGGCGATGCCCTCATCCGGCTCTTGTCCAGCGAGCACGGCGTGACCTTCCTCGATGCGGTTGTCGACGACATGCCTCCGGTCGCTCAGGCGCGCTGGCGCCGTGAATTTGAGAAGGCTGCACGGCGCGCCGACCTGCGCATGCGGCAGGACGAGCTACAGCGCGAAATCGATCAACAAGTTCTGGAAGAGCGGCGGACCTGAGTACGACGCTGGCCGATAGCCAGCAACACGATGGTGAGGCCACCAACGTGCGGCAGATACTAGCAGACCTGGCTCATCGCCTTGCCTGGATGAATCTTCGGGATAGTCGCGATGCGACCTCGACGATCGCCAAGCGGCATTTCCTCGAGCGCTCCTATTTCTGGGGCGACGTAGAGGCATGGCTGATCGGGCTCGGGACGTGGCGCGAGCTGCGCGCCGCCCATGAGCGTCAGCCTGAACCGCCAACCGATACCCACACGCCCCTTGTCGGGACATGGCGCTGATGGCCATGACCGACCGACCCTTCCTGACCGTCCGCGCCACCGGCAAGCGGATCTATATCGAGGACCTGATTTCAGGGCTGGTCAACGATCTGCGCGATCTACGTGCCGGCAAGATATCGGTCCGCGATGCCCAGGCGAGAGTAGAGCTCGCCCGTCAGATCCTGCGTGGCGTCCACTACGTCGTCCAGGCGCAGAAGTTCCTTGAAGGTCAAGCGTTGCCAGTTCCGAAGGGGAAGACGCCATGACCACCGTGCTTCGCGATGAACGCCCCGATGCCTTCCATGCACCAATTCAAGGAGTCGACGAGGCAACCCTCGCTCTCACCCTTCCGCCCAATTGGCTCGCCTGCCTTCGTCGCTTCGCTGAAAGCGTCAATCTCACGCCTGCAGCATGCGCACGATCACTCCTGATCGAAGTCCTCCACGATGATGCGATCGCCCATGGGGAGGACGTATGACGGATTCCCCAGGCGTCGGTCACAACGGGATTGCCGGCGATCAACTCCGTTCCATCGTCGAGCGCATCGAGCGTCTCGAGGAGGAGAAGAA